GTATAACAACCAAGGTTGATACTCCAAAATTCTCAGGCGTTTCCAGTAACGTGTATGTTAGCGTACCGGTTAACCTCGACGGGAAAATCATTACAGCAGCTACATCTAGAACGCAGTACAAGAAAAATCAAACAAGCAGAAGAGTGTTAGGGGTGGTCCCAGGATGAGACTAAAAATATTAAATAGCGACTTTGAAGAGCAGGGAGTAATTCGAGATGTGCTATCTTCCGCCCTTATTGAAGAAATTAACGGGGCAAAAGAATTGTCATTCACAACTATTTTAATAAATGAAGTATCAGGGCTCATAAATGATATCAATATTATTGAACATGATGGAGACTATTACGATATTGCATCATATCGTAAATCACAATACGGTATGGATTTAAGAGTAGATGTTGAGTGTGAACATGTAAGCTATCGTCTCAATAACGAAGAATATAATGTTGATTATTTTACTGAAATTGGCACTCCTAGCGAAATCCTTGCGAAGATTCTCAACGGTACCGGATTTACTGTTGGTACCGTTCAATTCTCTGATGCGGTAACTTATTCAGCTCAGGAAGCAAAATCAAGGCGGGGTCTGCTAATGGAATTTGCTGTTTATATCGGTGCAGAAATTGATTTTAACGGCTTTTCTATTTCGTTATTAAATCAGCGTGGCAGCTCCACACCAAAGGACCTTACGACCGATAGAAATATAACCGTGATATCAAAAAATGTCAACAAAAGAGAAAGGGACAGCTCAGGCAATCCTATCATATCGTATGAATGTGAATTGATAAGACCTATGGAATTGAACTTGGGTGATGTGGTCACGCTCGAATATGACAGACTTGATATCGATATCTCTCTGAGGATTGTGAGCATAACCAAAAACCCTTATAATCGGCACGAAATAAGTTTTCAGGTCGGCAATAAAATCCCTGGCATACAAGATGATATGTACCGGATTCAGACAACAACCGTGATCAAAAATAAAGTTTATAACGGCACCCGTATCGGTCCAGATGATGGTTTTGTTGCAACTAGAAGCGATAATTTTGCTAGAGTAATAATGAACGCTACAGAAGGAATCAAAATTCAAAAAGGCGATGGCTCGGGAAATGTTTGGACTGATGTTATATTCCTGGATACTGAAGGGAATGGTAACTTCACGGGAAAGTTGATTTCTTCTAGCTTTGTTGGAGGCAGTATCAACATTGGTTCCGACAATTTTATTGTAGATAGTGATGGAAATGTTACAAGCAATAGCATGACGGTAACAGGTGGCAGTATTACGATCACACGTTCGGACAATAAAGCAAAGGTTATTATAAGTGGTACAGACGGCATCAAAATTCAAAAAGGCGATGGTACTGGAATTGCTTGGACAGATGTAATGTATGTTGACGCTGAGGGCAATGCAAACTTTACAGGCATAATCACCGGCGGAATGATTAGGTCAGCTGCGGAAGGTGCTAGAATTGAAATCAGCGATAACCAGATTAGGCATTATAATAGTTCGAATAACCTTCACGGTATGAACACCAACAACGAAACCGTCAATTTTGGAGATATAGAATTTTACAACAATGGAACGCTTATTTTTAGAGTATACAACACTTTAGACGGTGTAGCGTTAAGACCTGAAAACAGTAAGCCTTTGCAGGTCGGTGGCATAGGCATGAATACTTATGCTCTTGGCAATTGGACTGGGGTAATTCCTGTAATGACTCAAGCTGAGGCTGAGGCGAAAACTGACTGGCTGATGAATCAATTAGTAATAATTACAGAGCAAGGTGGTGAGGTGAATGAATCTTGAAGATGCACTTGCTATATTGTTAGCAAACAACATAATCAACACTTCTGAATACTGGCTCGATGTTGTTGACACCGAGACAGTTGACACAGAATCCATGGAAATATTCATTTTGAACGTAGCTCAGTATATCGAAGATAACCCTGCTCTAGCTGAGTTATTAATGAGGTGGAATGGAACTGAATTGATTCCAGTCGCTCGTGTAAACAGGGTTGTAATTGATAACATGGTAACAACAGGAGGTTTGCTAAGTCAGCCAACATACGGAAACCCAAAAGTACCTTCATCTCAATTACAGTCAATCAATGTTGTAGAAGGTTTGGGAGTAAGTTACTCTTATGACTTTGTTTGGGAGTAAGTTACTCTTATGACTTTTTAGACGATTTTTTATAGGAGGTATGTATGAAAATTAGAAAATATAGAATGGATCAAATGGAAGCAGCGAGAAAGCTGCAAAAGGATTGCATTAAACATCATTTACCATGTCCACCTGTAGCATGGTGGCGGGCAGAAATTTTAGACGAAAACGGAAAAGTTGAAGAACAAATAGATTCTAAATGTAACAGCTACACAAGAAATGGGTTAAACTTAATTGCACAACATTCGATGTACTTAACCTCGGCAATCGCATCGAATGAATATTTCGGGGATGGAACATTGTCGTACAAAAATATCGAGGGAGCTATTGTAAATTCGGTGAATAGGATAGGGTATTCAGACGACACCACCATTATTTTCGGCAACGGTCTTGCTCCAGAACACTTAAACGCTCATATATTGTCAAACGATATCACAAGCTCTTTTAGCTCCTCAAGTACTCAAACTACTACAACTTTTGACAGTACTACAAGAAAATTACAAACATCTATCCAACGCACACTAACAAACAATACAGAATCTATAACATTAACAGAAGCTGGCATTCGAGTCAAGGTTCAAATCCTTGGCGGCGGCTCCTTAACCGCCAACAGATCAACATTAGTTGTTAGAGATGTGTTTGAAGTTCCAATAGAAATCCCAGCCGGAAAATCATTAGCGTTTACTTATAATTTTGAACTTTTATACCCAGAATAGTATTAAATGTAATAAAATTATCTGATTTTTATATAAAATTATAAATATATTTAATTTTAAAGGGGATTAACCCCTTTTTATAAAGAAGGTGAATTGGTAATAATACCTTATCAGCCTTAAAACAATTTCAAACAGACTATTATGTAACAGGAATTTGTGATGATAAAGTATTTAATGACTTAGCTAATTTGTATAATAAGAAACTTCAAGAAGAACAAAGGATTGTACTTTTGCAGTAAGTGGAGATGGTGGTGGATCGGCAGAGATGATTGTTGAAGATAAAATAGTCAATAAACCATCCGACAATATTGAAAGAAGTATAGGAAGTGCAATAATAGTTCAAAGGAAATAAAAGGAAAGGTAAGGTGAAATAATGTTTAAGCAGTTAACCACACAAGAACTTATACAATATATAAGAAATTTTAAATTTACTAGAAAGATTACTCAATACCACGTACATCATACATGGAAGCCAGATTATAGTAATTTTACAGGTAAAAATCATCAACAGCTACAACAAGGTATGAAAGATTATCATACAAAAACAAATGGTTGGAGAGATATTGCACAGCATATAACCCTCTATCCAGACGGAATATGGCTTTTAGGAAGAGATTTAAATTTAAACCCTGCAAGTATAACTGGATGGAATACTGGTGCTATATGTCTAGAAATGATTGGTAATTTTGATAAAGGTAAAGATAAAATGACTGAAGCACAAAAGCAAGCAGTACTTGAATTCTCTAATTTTATAACAAAAGAATTAGGTTTAGTAATGAAATTTCATAGGGATTCTCCAACAGCAGGAAAGACTTGCCCCGGAACTGGAATAGACAGAGATACTTTCTTTAAAGAAGTTGCTAATTTCAAACCTAAAGTTAAAACTGAAACTAATCAAGTAAGAGTTTTAGCAGATTGGGAAAAACAAGTTTTTGAAGAATGTTTATCAAAAGGAATTATAAAAGATGAATCATGGATAAATAAGCCAGATGAAAAACTTAGTGTTATTTATGTTCTATCTATGTTAAATAATCTTTATGAGAATCTTAAAAAAGAATTCAATAATAACAATATAAATAAGGAATGATAAGGAGGAATTAATTATGGAAAATTGGTTTGATATGTTAGTTCAAAGCGGATTGCTTATAGTGTTAGTGGGTGTAGCTATGAAAGGTTTGAAATTATTAGGTACTTTAATAGATGCTAAAACTGCTGAAATTGCAAGTAATACTCAGAATGTAAAACTTAGAGAATATTTATTGTCTGCTGAGAATTCAGTTAAAATAGGTGTATTAACTGTGGCACAAGAGCTAGGAGATGCTTTGAAAGATAAAGCAGAAGATGGAAAATTGTCCGATAAGGATAAAAAAGATTTAAAGGAAATGTGTATTGAAAAAGTTACATTGATGGTTGGAAATGAAGTTAAAGAAGCAGTTACAGTACTTAAAGGCGATTTTGATATTTGGTTAAATAATAGTATTGAAGCTTTTATAAAAGAAAGTAAAACAAAATAATAATATAACTAATGCGAAAGAGTGGCTATAAAACACCACTCTTTCTGATACTGTACATTATAATAAAGGATTAAATCTCCCCTGTAAATATTGTATAACAAGTTATAATATTTTGCAACAAATATTTACAGAAAATCTGAATCAAATTGTAGTTCTGTGTCAAAAAGAGAGGATTAAATCCCTCTCTTCTATTTTTTATTGGTTGTGTTTTGTATTTGCTTGGACTACCACTTTAATACATTTAACAACCAATTATAAATTAAATAGTTTAAATCTATTATAATTTATATTAATCTCAGGAATAATACTATCTTTATATACATATATTTTTGAAACTACCAAAGACAATAATGCTTTTTTATCTTCAAAATTAGCAATATTATATCTATCTAACCACTTTTCTGCTAAATCTTTTTTACATGTATTTATATCCAAACTATATTCTACATTTTTTAAAGATTCTTCTATAATTAAAATTTTCTTTTCTATATCTTTCTTTTTATTTTCCAACATATTTAAAGAATCTTTGAGCATTTCTGAAGAGAACTTTACTTTTGATTTATCATATAATTCATAATAAATAGTATTTGGAATCTCTTCTTTTAATACATTTGCTTTTTTGTCTATTTCATTTAATTCCTTATTATTTTTATCTTTTTCGCTTAATAATTTATTTAATTCTTTTTGATATTTATTAATATTGTTTTCATCTATATCTTGTTTAGTTTCTTGTTGTAAGTACAATATAACTTTATTCTCAACCACACTGTCTATTTTATTACATCCATATGTTGATTGCCCTTCACA